TTGCAAAAAGAAAAGATGTACTTGATGAAAAAGATGACAAGTTAATTAAGTATTTGGCGAAGTGGGGACATTGGTCACCATTTGCTCACGCCTTTCTATCATTTAGAATTAAAGCACCTGTATTTGTTGCAAGACAATTAGTTAAACATCAAGTAGGATTAGCTTGGAACGAAGTAAGTAGACGATATGTTTCAGATAAACCAGAATTTTATATACCATTTATGTGGAGAAAGAAACCAGAAGAGAGTATTAAACAAGGTTCAAGTGATGAAGAAATTGAATATGATATTATGCATTTAATAAATGTTGCTAAAGAAACTTATAATGATATGTTAGAGGAGGGTATTGCACCAGAAATGGCACGTATGGTATTACCTCAATGTATGATGACCGAGTGGATATGGTCAGGTAGTGTATATGCCTTTAGTAGAGTTTGTAATTTAAGAAATAAGGGTAATGCTCAAGCAGAAACTAGAATGGTCACTCATCAAATATCAAAGCATATGAAAGACCATTTTCCAATTTGTTATAAGTATTTGATTGATTAATATGGCATATGGTGGATTTGATGTATATAAAATATATTTAGGTGTTAAGTTGCATTTTACTACAGATACCTATGACTATTATAAATATTCAGGTAAAGTAAATGCAACATTGGATTCATTTACTAAAAGAAAAGATAGATACTTCTTCTACAAGTTATCTACAAGATATAGTCCAAGTGAAGTGCTTGAATTCTTTGTAAGTAATTTTGTTGACGATAGTAAAAAATGGATAGGAAATTTATTAAATGACGACGGACACAAAACATACCTCAATTACAGAAAATATTTTGAGTCTTTTGACTACAGTTTACGAAACAGTATTAATAGTATTGTTTATGACTTTAGCAGGAGGGGTATTTCTTTTGATGATGGTTTCAGCGTGGTTAATGGGCAACATCCAAGAATGCTACGCTTACTTATTCAAGGGAGAGTTAATTTCCCAACCGCCATCATACTTGACTCGGTTCTTGATTTCATTAAAGTCTGGGATAAACAAATTACGGAAAAAGTTGTGTGGACTGATATGTCCAGAAAACTCAAAAAAATGAGACCATTTATCTCATTTAATAAAACGAAAGCGAAATTAATAATGAAGGAGATTATAACTAGTGAACTTAAATCTTGATAAGAAAATAAACGGCACCTGGACTATACCAGAAATATTAGAAGCAATGGAGATTATATTAAATGGAAGAGTTAGATAGAAGTTACGAAGTCATAGACAATTTCGTACAACCAAAAGCGTTTGAACAAATACAGAAAAAGATAATGGGTACCTACTTTCCTTGGTTTCATTATGATACAATAGTGAGAGAAGGTGAAGATAAAAAAGATTTAACATTTTATTCAATGCATATGTTATATGATAATGACAGACCAACATTTCCTAATTCTTTTGAAATAATGGATCCAGTTTTAGGTGAGTTAATGAAACTTGATGACCCTAAATTTCGTATGAATACTTTAATAAGAGTAAAAATTAATAACTATCCTAATCAAGGTACATTTAGGGAACATACTATGCATACAGATTGGCCGAGTAAGGGTGGTTTAAACCGTAAGGCGTGTTTATTTGGTATAAACACTTGCGATGGATATACCAAGTTAGATAATGGAAAAGAGTCAGTTAAAATTGATAGTAAAGCAAATAGAGCAATACTATTTGATCCAACCATTCCACATTGCAGTACAAATACAACAAACGATACAAGGAGAGTTAATATAAACTTTAACTATTTTTAATGGAACATATAGTAGTAGATAATTTTTTAGATAAAAGAGAGTTTGATGAAATACAATCAAAGATAATGGGTAGATACTTTCCTTGGTTCTATTATGATACAATAGTAAAAGAATCCGAAAGAGGTCAAATAGGTAATCAATTTTTTAATATGCATATGTTATATGATAATGATAGACCAACATTTAATACATCTTTTGAATTAATGGATCCAATTTTGAGTAAATTATTTGAACGTAATGATGATTATAAGTTGAGAACTTTAGTAAGAGTAAAAATAAATTCATATCCTAATCAAAATAAATTTATTGAACATAGTATGCACCAAGATTTTCCACCTAGTAAACTTCTATATAAGACGTGTCTTTTTTGTTTAAACACGTGTGATGGTTATACAAAACTTTCAGATGGTACTAAAATTGATAGTGTTGCAAATAGAGCAATCTTTTTTGATCCAACTCTTGACCACGCAAGTACAAACACAACAGACCAACCAAGAAGAGTTAATATAAACTTTAACTATTTTTAATATGATAATGACAGATAAAGACGCTGAAGATTTACATAATCAGATAAAAGAAATGCAAGAAGAGAAAAGGTCTGCTAGAGTATTCTGTATTGGTAATGGTGAAAGTAGAATTGGTTTAGATTTAGAAAAGTATAAACAATTTGGTAAGATATATGGTTGTAATGCCATTTATAGAGATTATCCAAATTTATGTGATGTGTTAACTGGTGTAGACCACGGTATAGTCCACGAAATGTACCACGCAGGTATGGCACAAAAGATACCTTGTTATTTTAGAAATTGGACTAAAGTGCCTGCTCAATCATATGATGATGTTATACGAGGTGGGTTACCTGAAGAAGATTTAGAATGGGCAAAACAAAATGGTGGCATAATCAGTAATGAACGTGGTGATAGTAAAGAATATGTTTTACACGGTGCTAACTTAAAAGGTATAGTAAGTGTATTGAAAAGGGATGGTGGAGTAACTAAAGTTAATGCTATCAATTCAACAATTAAAGTTAGTTGGATAAAAGAACCAGACTACTCACACTCATTAGACGATATATGCGACCCTAGAGACCACGGTTGGGCGTGTGGACCTTCTTCTGGTTTGATTGCAGTTAAGAGAGAGAAACCTTGTGAAGTGTATATAATAGGACACGATTTATATAGCCATAATGATAAGATTAATAACATATACAAGAGTACCAAGCATTATACAGCAAAAGATAATAGTCCAACACCAGCTATTAACTGGATTAACCAATGGAAGACATTAATGGAATGGCATCCAAAGATACACTTCTATAAGGTTAATAGATATAATGATGGTAGAGATAAGGTAAATGGACCTATTGAAGAGTGGAAGAATTTATCAAATATTAAATACATAGATTATACCACGCTTGACAATATGCTCAAATAATGTTATATTAGAGATAATATAACTTGTATAAATAATAATGATCCCGATAATATAGGGAACACAAATACAACGAATATAAACATATAAGGAGATATACGAATATGGATTTTGAAACATTAAAATCATCATCAAGTAACTTTGATAAGATTACAAAGGCACTTGAAAAGAACCTCGGTCCCGAGGATCAAGCAAACAAAAATAAGTATCAAGACGATAGGTTCTGGAAACCAGAACTAGATAAAACTGGAAATGGTTATGCCGTTATCAGATTTTTACCTGCGTCTGAAAAAGAAGAAATGCCTTGGCAAAGAGTGTGGTCACACGCATTTCAAGACAAAGGCGGTTGGTACATTGAAAATTCATTAACAACTTTAAATGCTAAAGACCCAGTTAGTGAAGATAATACAAGATTATGGAATACAGGTGTAGATAGTGATAAGGATATTGCTCGTAAGAGAAAAAGAAAATTATCATATTATTCTAACATCTATATTGTTAGTGATCCAAAACATCCTGAAAATGAAGGTAAGGTATTCTTATACAAATATGGTAAAAAGATATTTGATAAGATATCAGAAGCAATGCAACCTCAATTTGCGGATGAAAAAGCAATCAACCCATTTGATTTTTGGAAAGGTGCAAACTTTAAACTGAAAATTAGAAAAGTTGATGGTTATTGGAACTACGATAAATCTGAATTTGAAGGAGTTACGCCAGTTGCAAGTGAAGACGCTAATATAAAAGCGATATGGGCGAAACAATATCCTTTGAAACCTTTTGTAGACCCTAGTAATTTTAAATCTTATGATGAACTCAAAGAGAAACTGAATAGGATAATTATGGGTACACGAAGCACCGAAACTGTTGAAACAGTTGACCTCCCACAACAGACCAATGGTCAGGTGAAAAGTACTAACGTTGTGAACTCTAAACCTGCTAGTGAGGAAGACGATACATTGTCTTATTTTAGCAAATTGGCAGACGAAGAGTAAACCTTTCTCTCTCAAATAAACGTTAAAACTTAAAGGGCACCTAGTAATAGGTGCCCTTTTTCATTATAAATAGTAGTATGGCAAATATATTTGGACCACTAGTAGATAGACAAAAGGGTGTACTAAAATCAGCATCCTGGTATAGAAATGCTGTACAAAGTATGGCAAATAAGGCAACTGCTACTGGTCTTATGAGAAGTGGAAAATTAAATCAAAGACCAAGTGCAGGACGTTTAAATATGTATTTTTATGATCCTAAAACTAAAAAGAAACTACCATATTATGATACATTTCCATTGGTTTTACCAGTAGATACATTTAAAGGTGGTTTTGTAGGTTTGAACTTTCACTATTTACCATACATAATGAGATTTAGATTATTACAAGATATACAAAAATATGCTAGTAATACACAATTTGATGGAACAACAAAAATAATGGCAACATATACAACACTTAAACATATACCTATGATTAAACCAACGATTAAGAAATATTTGTGGCGACACGTAAGGTCAAACTTTTTAAGAGTAGACGCAGATGAAATGGCGATTGCAGTATATTTACCAGTACAACAATTTAAGAAAGCACCAGCTAGTAAAGTCTGGTCAGACAGTAGGAGAGCAATCTGATAAAAAATGGCAAAGAGAACATTATGGAGAGTTTTGATAGTTAAGTTAAGAATGTGGTATGCTGACGTTAGAGGACACCACGGACATAAATGGAACTACGAACCATCCGAGCATTATATGGGTAGACACAAAAATAGGAAATAGATATGGCAATATTTAGAGCAGGTAAACGTATCGGTAATATGGATATCCGAGTAGGACTTCCAAGAGATAGAACTTTAGATAACGTTGAAGGAGATAAAAGATTAGATAGACAACCTGGTATGAATCCAGAAACATCTATTGGTAGATTTGTTGCTGAAGTTGGTAGAGGTGAAGGTATTGCTAGAGCAAATAGATTTTTAATTAGATTATTTCCACCTAGACAAGTTATTACTCACGATTATGAAGAAGTAGAAACATTACAATCAAACGATATGAAAAGAAATGTTGAGTTGATGTGTACTTCTATTCAGTTGCCTCATAGGGACGTATTAACAGAAAATTTTGTAACTTATGGACCAGGTAGAAAAATGCCATATGCATATGGTTATGGATCAAAAATTGAAGCTATGTTTATGGGAGATAAGTTTTTAAGACAAAGAGCATTTTTTGAAACTTGGCAGGGTAAAATGCACGATTTATCAACACACAATTTAAAATACTATGATAACTATATAGGTTCTATGGAAATTTATCAATTAGGACAATATAGAGAAACAGATAGGGATGGTGGTTATAATGATAGTTATAGATTGACCTATGGTGTAAGATTGCACGAAGTATATCCAGAAACAATTGGAGAGATACAGTATCAATCATTAACGGATGATCCAATACCTATGGACATACCTATAAGTTTTGCATTTAGAACTTGGGAGAATATAACGTTAGACTCAATTAACGGTGTTGAATTTGGAAAACATATTCCAGATATGCCCAATATTAAACCTAGTAAAAACTATGGAATTATTGGAGGCATATTAGGTAAAATGCCACCAGAAATTAAAAGAGCAACTAAAGGTGTTATTGAGAAAATTAGAAGGGATGTACCTATTGGTAAAACTACTGGAGGCAGGGTGTATCCACCATTCGTTATTAATAAGTAATATATATAATAAAAAAGGAGTAAATTATGGCATTGCCTATATTAGAAACAGCGACATATGAATTGACATTACCATCTAAAGATGTTAAGGTTAAATTTAGACCATTCCTTGTAAAAGAGGAAAAGATATTGCTACAAGCATTAGAATCAGATAATAATAAAGAAATGGTTAATGCTTTGAAACAAATAGTACACGCTTGTACATTTGGTTCTGTAGATATTAATACACTACCTATATTTGATGTAGAGTATGTATTTTTACAGATAAGAGCAAAATCTGTTGGTGAAGTAACAAAATTAAGATTATTATGTCCTGATGATAAGAAAACTTACGCAGAAGTTGAATTAGATTTATCTAAAGTGGAAGTCCACGTAGATGAAGACCATACTAACAATATTGTGGTTGATGAGGAGAGAAAAATAGGGTTGATTATGAGTTATCCTACAATTAATTCCACCGATCCTGACAAATATGGTAAAAAAGGTATGAAAACTGAGCAGATGTTTGAATTGTTAGCCAATTCAGTATATCAAGTGTATGAAGGAGATAAAATACACGCTTCTAGTGATTATACCAAAGAAGAATTGCATAAGTTTTTGGAGGGTTTAAACAGTAAAGCATACAAGAAAATCAATGATTTTTTTGATAGTATGCCTAAACTGAAGCAAGACGTAGAAATAGAGAATCCTAAAACGAAAGTTAAGACAAAACTTACGTTGCAAGGATTACAGGATTTTTTCGTATTGCCCTCTCTCACGAATCGTTAGAGAATTATTATCAGGTGAATTTTGCATTAATGCAACATCATAAATATTCATTGACTGAATTGGAGAATATGGTGCCTTGGGAGAGGGAAATATATGTGAATATGCTATCTGCTCATATCAAGGAAGAGAATGATAGGATTAGATTAAAGAACGCAGGACAAGGACAAAAATAATAAAGGGGAAACAATATGTGGAATATTAATAAATTTTTAAGTGGTGGTTGGAGTGGTTTCAAATATGTAATCAAACAACTATGGCACTTTATTGAAGTAGAGATACCTGAATTATTGTCAAATTGGAGAGCAGTACCAAGATTAATGATGGTTGCTTACGGTTGGGCATTTCTTCACGTGATACAATGGTTTATGGCATTAGAAAATCCAAACAACGCACAAGCAGGTCTAGTGTCAGTTGTAGTTGGTGCTGGTGCTGGTTGGTTTGCAATTTATGTAAATGGCAAGGCGACAAAGATTAAGAATAAGGATTAACAATGGCAAAGAGATTGGATATATCAGGCGAATCGGCGGTGAGTATGCCTATGAAGAACTTGCTCGCCATAATTTCGGCAGTCGCTGTCGGCGTGTGGGCTTACTTCGGCGTGATTGAGCGTTTGAATAAATTGGAAACTAACACAACATTATTAACAAAAGATTTAGAACAAGCAGAAGAAGCGCTTGGAATAGATATTGAGAAGAACAACGAATTTAGAATTAAATGGCCGAGAGGTGATTTAGGTTCACCACCTGCTGATTCAGAGCAATTTATGCTTATTGAATTCTTAAGCGGTCAAGTAGAACAAATCCAAAAGGATTTACAAAATATGATGAACAATGCCGTCAATATTGAGAGGTTACAAAAAGATATGGACAAGGCATTAGCTGATATAGAGGAACTTAAAGATAAAATCAGAAGTGTCAAGAACGGACACACAACAGGAGAATAAGATATGGACGCAACAACACTAGTTACTATCATAACAATGTTTATTGTGACCGATACTTCAAGCGAATTCGTTAAGTACGATGGATTAATGGATTGCTTGAAAGAAAAGCGAGCAATAGAGAAGTTGAAAGATGGAAGACGAGTTATTTGTGGTCCTTCTTTGGCAGAAATTGACGCAGACGGTAAAATAGTAAGTATTAAAAACAAAATGCCTGACCAATCAGGTAGTTTAAAATTAGGTGGTACTGCCAAATCACTAACAGAAAAGAAAAAGAAAAAGCAAACAGAAGTGTTAACAAAATAGGATAGAATATGAAATTTAAATTTAAAAACAATATACAAAATATTATTGGTGTTGTGATGTTAGCTGCTATATTGTTAGCAGTTGCTTTTACTAGTAATATTAATAAAGGATCAAAAGTTGTAGTAGAAAAAGAAACAGGTCTACTTCAAACTGTAAAAGAGAGAGGTTATTTAATCTGTGGAGTTAACGCTAACTTACCAGGATTTTCTGCTCAAGACGAGAGTGGAACTTGGAGTGGTTTAGATGTTGATTTCTGTAAGGCAGTTGCCGCTGCTATATTTGGTGACTCAACTAAAGTAGAGTATGT